TGTTGGCGGCAGAAACGTAGGCGCGGCGAACAACGCCAGCCTCGCTCACGCCAGCCGACATGCCGAGAACCATGTCACCCAAAGCAACGCCAGGGACAGCCACGGTGTCGGTAGCCGCAGCTTGGTCAGCCACAGAGGCCGAGTCCAAAGTGCAGGTAACAGCCCAAGTATCCGAAAAGATACCTCGGAATTGGTCATTCCCCCGACGGGAAGTGATTGCGGATGCAGCAGCCATTTGAATCTCCTAGAAAAAGATGCCCCCAGCTTGTGGCCGGGGGCTATTCATTAGGCTGGAACAGCCAAAGCGTAAGCGCCGGATGCGTTAGCAGCCGATGAAGACGCCGCAGTGCGCAGAGCCTTCACGCCGTACAGGGTGTCAGCAGTGAACAGGGTACCGAGGTATTCCTGCTTGTACTGAGTCTGCGAACGGATGCCGATCTGCTCAACCAACACCATCGAGTCCTTGTGACCCATCAGGCAGATACGGTCAGTCGCAGTGTTACCAGCGCCGGTGTCGGCGTTGGAAGAAGCGAACACAGCCATACCGTACAACTGACCGATTTCACCGTTGCGGATAGCGTCGCCGTTGCCGATAAACGCTTGCTCGGTGTAACGGGCCAGACCCATCAGGGTGTTGCGGCTCGAAGGAGGGATCAGGAAGAAACGACCGTCCATAGGAACGTCGTTGTCGTCCAGGCGCTGGATGGTGCGGCGGATAGCAGCATCAGTCAAAGCAGCAGCGTTGGAGCTGGTGCTGTTGTAGGCAGTGGTGCCGTCCGAACCAACAAAAGCCTTTGTGGAGCTGGCGCTGGTTGCGTAGTCGTCAGTGCCGATGGTAGCGCCGTTGAAAGCGCGGCCCAACTGAACCAAGTCAGTGTCGAGGCGGCGAGCCAAGGCATAGCCAGCGTCTTCTGTGTAGAAGGAACGCAGCGATGTCAGGGATTGCACTTCAACGATGTCTTCGATCAAGCGGCTGTATTCAAAATGCTTGTTGATGAGCACCTGAATCATGGTGTCGCTCTCTGCAATCAGAGTCACGGCATCAGTAGCGGCTTTGGCCGAGGCGTTGCCGCGGGCTGGGCTAGGGATGTTGACGGTATCACCCTTCTTGCCTTTGAAAGACATCTTCTTGACCAGGTTGGCCAAGACAAGGTTTTTCTTGTAAGAAGCCACGATTTCATCAGACCAGATTTCTGGGATGAAGTTCGCTGCGGAGGTGGTGGTTACCGAATTGGTGGGGGAAAAAGCGGTGTTTGCCATGTTAAAAGCTCCAAAGTTAAATTATCGAACACGCCCTTCAGAGTACGCCTGCATGATTTCATCACTCAGTGTTTCGTACCTTGACGGGTCTGTCATCTTGAGACGAATGAGGTCGGCCCTTCGATAGACTCGTTTTGAACTCTCGCCAGATCCACCCACATCGACTTGCGCGGCTTTCATGCTCTTGGTCCGTGCAGCGGTACTCGCCTGATCGGATTCCTTAGCCTTGACGCCACGAAGTTGCTTGAAGGTGGACAACAATTCATTCGCCGAATCATAGTCAAACTCACCGTCGGCTTTTGCGTAGAGTCCCAGGCGCACGGGTGAAGACTTCACCCAGTTTTGGAACTCAGAATCATTGACCACTTGGGAGTAGTCGGGGTGATCCTGCACCAGCTTTTGCTGAATCTGCATCCGTTTGAAATCTTGGCCAGCTTGGCGGGCCGCAACAACATCGGGATGTCTATCAATGGTCGATTGAACTGCTTTTTGAGGGTTCTCAAAAAAGTCAACTTCAGGTTCTTCCTCCTGAATACGCTGCTGCTTAGACCCGAGGTTTTGCTTGAGCAACTCGTCAGCCAATTTACGGACTTCGCCGACCTCTTGGGCCTGCTTGCCAATCAGCTTTTCAGCCTCTTGGTGCATCCGTACAACTTCTTCCAAACTTTTGGCCCTGTATTTCTCAGGAAGTTCAGGTGTGTCAATCTTAGCTTCTTCAATTTCGAGTTCGCCTAGCGGCTCAGATTCATTGTCAATCAACATATTTATGTTCCTGCCAAAATGGTTGTAGGATAATCAACTCGGCGCTGGGCGCTTATGAGTTGGCTTTGCGCTCGGCGCTCAACTTCTCGGTGTGTCTGCTCTCAAACCGCCCGTAAGCGGAGGGAAAGTGACCAGACCAACCTTCAAGGTTGAACTTCGGTGCGCTTATGATGCGGTGGGCAAGCCCCCCACACCCACACTGCACGCTGGTGGTCTCATAATCCACCAGTGCCTCAGTGCGCTGCCCGCAATCGCAGGCAAATTCAAACATTCTTTTCATTCAAATCCTCGTATGCTCGTTCGCTGACCCCTTTCAGGGTTTTCAGCCAAGTCAGGATAGAAATCTCGCCTTTGCGAAATTGTAGACTTTTTTCATCCGCAATGGTAGAGACGTTGTTCATCGCGTCTAACATTGTCTCTACGTCTTCCATCAGGTCAAGCCAGCCATCCTGGGAGAACAGGTCAAATCTGGCTTCGTAGTACTTTTGCAGTTCAGGGCTCATGTGTAACCTTTATTTGGTGGCAACGCCTTTGGTCTTCTCAAACGACCGCATTCCGGCGATGCCAAGGATACCCGACAAGATAACCCATAGCTGGTCGGCGTCCAGCACAGGTGGCGGCTCCAGACCCGTGGGAATCCAGCCCCCTGCCTGCGCCCACTTCCAGCCCCACTGAAACAATGGATAGGCCAGAAACTGGTAGCCCATAGCCGCAACGCCAATCCAGCCAATCGCAGGACGCCAGCCAGAAACAAAGACGCTGGAGCTTGCAGCCTCAATCTTGTTGACCTCAATCTGGGCAAGGTCAGTGGCTTGGTCAATGCGCTTTTCCTCAAGGTCCAGCTTGCGCTGCTCGACCTCCATCTCCAGCCGTTCTTTGTCGGTGGTGATGAGGTCTCCGGCAACTTTACCAACCGCCTCAATAATTGATCCAACGCCGAGTAAGCTCATTTCAGACCGTTCAGTGTGCGGTTCAGCCAGCCCTTGAGGAACTTGACCTGCACGGGGTTCTTGTTGCAAATCTCAACGTACCGGGCAATCTTGGCCAAAGCATACTGCTCTTTGAACCGCTGGCCATCAGGTATCTGGTTCAGCTTCTCCACGGTCTTGGCGCCAATACCGCCGTCAGGTGTGGCTCCCACCACAAGCTGCGCCAGCTTGACGGCCATACCCATGCCAGCGTTCACGCCAAAGTTGAAGATGGTGTTGGCCACATCTTGGTTGTTGATCTCGTTGCCGCGCATCTTGTCCCAGAACTCGGCGCGGTAGAAATCACGCACCATAGGGGTAGCGGCTCCAAGTTCATTCTTGTCCACCAGCACCCATCCGGGCCACTGCGGGTTCTTGTTCCGGGCAATGCCAGCGTAGGTCATGCCCCCAGTGTCGCCGGGAACGTCGTGGAGGACGTAGCCGCCCTCGTCTTGCATCATCAGCTCAAAGGCGGGTTCAAACTGTGCCATCAATTACCCCTTTTGGTTAGCATGGCGCTGGCAATCTCCAGCATGAATTTTACCTGTTGAATGTCTGTTGGTGGCTCTGCCCACCCGACCGTGACCTGTCCAACAAAGCGGTGGCTGTCTGGTGGTACGCTGACCCGGCAAGTAAACGTCACGCCCTTCTCCAAGTACCACAGGCCCACTTCAGACTGTGCGTAGCGGTAGTCGCCGCACGGTATCTCGTTGGTCATCAGCTTGACCACATCAGCGTTGTTGGCAGAGTTCTGGCTAAACAGCCCCACATCAATGTCTTCAATCGTCTTGTCGCGCCCGTCTTTTGTGTACGCTTTGTACAGCACCCGGCTGTTGAACAGCGGGTTGACCTTGAACACCGCAACGACCGTGGCCCCTGTCTTTTTGAGCAGCATGGAACTGGCATCATCGGCCCTTGCAGCGTTGATCTCCGGCAGCTTTTTCGATTCCTTGTAGGCGTCCATCATGAAGGATTGGTTCTGCCAAAGGAAGTACCCAGCAAAGGCCACCACGCCCATGATGAGGATAGCAAACAGCTTGAACGGGCTGTCCACATAGGTCAACACCTTGTCAACAATGGATGCTGGTTTTTCGCTCATCGCAAATGCTTCATGTAAAGAACGATGCCGCCCACCAGAAGGCCAGCAAGGACGATTACTCCCAATCCGATGGCTATGTATTCCACCATGTCCTCAAGCTGCTTCTGCCGCCTCTTTGCTTCTCTGGCAGCTTCTTCCTTGGCTTCCCTGCGCCTACGGGCAGCAGCGGCTTGGAACTTCTGCCAGTCTTGCCACATGCCGGGTCTGCCTTCGTAGACCATCCGTTCACGCAGTTCCACTTCTTGCGCGTTCAGTTGCTCCAACGCCATGAATTCTTCCATGTCGCTGCCGCCGCCCTTCTTGGTGGCTCTTTCTTGAATCACTGCCTTGTTGTCGAAGTAATCGAACACCCGTGAGCCGAGCGCAGACAGTTCTTTGCCGTTGGCTAGAGCGCCTTTGATGACTGCAAAAGCAGCGTTAGCAGCGGCAAGTTCGGCAATCATCGCAGCACCTCAACAAACACTTTGGCGCACCAGACCACCAGCCCACAAAGAAGGGCCGCAGCGATGAAGCTAACGGCCCAATCTTTCATTTGAGTTTCACGTTTTGCCAGATGATGCCAGCAGCGGCTACAAGACCACCGATCCACAAAATAGGCTTGGCAAGTTTACCAAACCACTCCAGTACCGTGAACGCGCCTTGAGCAGCCTCAAACGCCTTGACCACGCCTTCCGTATTTTGTTCGATGCGGTCTACTTTGGTTTCGACAGCAAGCAAGCGGTCGTAGATTTCACGGTGGGAGATGTCGGGG